GTCCGTTATCATTATTCATGCGTTCTTGTACCCACTCTTCAGAAGTTACAAGCTTTTTACAATCTTTAATAATAGCTATGTCTACTTCCCATTTATCTGCTAACCATTGTGCTCCTTTTTTTAGAAATCCTTTACGTGTTCGGAGTTTCTCTATGATCTCGTCTCTTGTCATTTTTTAATATAGTTTTAAGTTCATTAAATCTATGTACCTTCTTAACTAAATCTGATGGATCTTTAGATTGGTAGTTGTCGGGTATACAGATATTATTAAAACCATATAAGTCACAAATCTTCTTAGCCATAGTCTGGCCAGGGTTTGTTACTTTGTCGAAATCATTGTCGTATAAAATATCTATTGTTCTAAATCTTTTTTTCAGCTCACTTATTAATTTATCTGAAGGTATTTGCATTTCACTCTGCAAAGCGATGGCATTGTAGCCGGCTGCATGTAAACACATAACATCTTTAAGAGATGAAGTAATGATAAGTCTCTCACCTTTATACGGGAGTTGGTTATAGCCTTGGACATCTGTCTTTTTTGTATTGCTTAACCACTTATTTGTTTCTTCATAAGGAGAATAAATTTTATATCGATTCTTAAATCTAAACGCATAACTAATTGATTTACAAGTAAATCGTGTACCATTAACCCAGAAATGACTTATAGGTTCAACGCCAAACATAACTAATATTTTCTTACTGACCAAATATTGTCGCCAGAAGTTTGCATCAGCTCTAGACCATTCTCTTTTCTTTTTCTGAAGTATAGTTTCTATTTTGATGTACGTCGGCGACTTTGCTTGGCTAAAAGCCATAATCCCCATAGTAAACTGTATTCCAGATTTTTTAGAGCTTAAATTTAATTTAAAATCAGTGTCGATAATAGTTAACGCAGAGTAAAAATCACAATTGTATTTAAACTTTATATAAGCAAAGCAATCAAAAGCGTGCTCTGAAAAACCAAAATCTTTATATAATAATTTACCATTATAAGGACTAATTGTAACAGTAGGTGATTTATCTTGACGGAGATCACTATTAAATTTTTTATTAAGTGCTACAAAGTTAGGGCAATAATATTTAAAAATGTCATACTCAGTAATTTTACCGAGTATGACATCTTTTGATAAATGATCGTTACTGTCTCGACGATCTATAGCCATTAGAACGGAGCGTCAACTGCAGGCTCTTCGTTTGTAGTCCAATCAGCATTTTCAGCAATAGTATCTGGTGTAACCAAAGAAAGTGCTTGAATATGTTTCCCCCATTGAAGATCTTGATTGTATTCATGGTTTTTAAATTGAGTATATTCATCATTAAGATTTTTAATAAACAAATCATCTCTTTGTGGTTTAACTCTTCCAAAGTATCCAGTATAAATACCTTGATACTTGGCATCTTTAACTCCTATTAAGACTCTAACTTGGTTAGATGAAAGTGCATTAACTAACTCTTTAATTTCTGCTACATCTCCTTGTGCAATCTTATCCATAGTGTCATAATATACATTTCCACCATTACTAACATTAGCCCAAGCTTTAGTAAAGTCAATCAAAGTTGTCTCACCATCATAAGCTTTTCTCATCCCTTCTTTACCAAACCAGTCATAAACTGGAGCATCTAAAGACCATGAAGATTGCCCTACATTATTTATCCATTGAAACTTACCAGTTTTTGATTCTTTAAATTTGTTTTTTAGAAATAAATCTAATTTAAAATTTCCGTCCTCATTAGCTAACCATATGCTTACTTTACTCCAGTCTTCTAAACCGTGTGTTCCTGAATATGCAGGCTCTGTTTTTATGTTTACACCTAATTCATTTAGCTCAACCATTGTTGGATTTACTGCTACTACCTTAACATTTGTTAAACCTGAGAAGAATTCTCTTCCTCCATCTGCTACCTCTAGGGTACTATCATTACTTTGTATTGCCATCTTTTTATTTATTTAGTTATTAAAATTGTGTTACTTCTGTATTACTTTGATTAGATATTTCTGGAAGATCTATATCTAAATCGTTTCCTTTGTAGTCTGTCCCTTCTTCTACTCTTGTTTGATTATCAAAAGCTGTTTGCGTCTCTACAGGAATGCTAGTTTGATTAGGATCTACTTCATCTACCTCTCTTTTAGAAAACTGAGGCTCTGATGTATCCACCGTGTCTTCTGTAGCTGTATCATCTATAAATTGAAAAGACAATTTTCTAATTTTTCTAGCTTTCTTACCTTTCAATTTAGGGTTTTTAAACATTTCTGTTACTTCCCAAGTTTCTAAAGAGTATTTCTCTTTAATACCTTCTCTTCCAACACCATCATCTAGATCTTTTAAGATCATAGTAGTAGTTATTTGTGCTGGTGTCTCTTGTTTTACAACTGCAACTACAGTTGGTTCGTTTGCGTTAATCATTGTTAATTGTTTAATTGGTTAATCTATAAAAATCTTATCCCAAGCTAAAGGCATGGTTGCTCCTATTAAGTGTGCGCATCTTGTACCTGCTACTGTATCTTCAAGAGAGTTAAATGAAATCATAGTTTCATCTTTTTCTCTGTATATATAACCAATAGCATCTGCATTAGCGCATGTTATCTGTTTAATTTTACCTGTTAAGTCAAGATCTGCAACAGCAACTTCTTTACCTTTCTTTTCAAGCATTTTGTCTTTTAAATGCCCAACAAGTATAATATGGTCTGCTAGTAGATTTAACTTATCTATCCATTTCTTATAAGCTTGTCTTAAGTATAAGTAACCACCACCATTAGCCAATGATAGTACAGATAGTCCTTCATTCTTACTATCAAAGTTTTTACCTTGAGGGGTAGCTTGATACATACGCTTACCATCAAGTTCACACCATTCTTCTAACTTAGATATAGTATCTATTGCTATGTATTTATAAGGTTTCCCTTGTTTTACAATCTCTCCACCGATAGCTTGTAATTCTGCAAGACTGGTTGCTTTAACTTTCAGTGCGTCAACCATGTCTGACCCATCTTCTAAGTCAATAATTAGACAGTTGTCTAGTTGTGATAATACTGTAGTCTTCCCTATTTTAGGGGCTCCATATATTATCATATTTTTAGGCGATTTACGGCTAGCCTTTACCTTTTCAGTTGGTAACTTCATAATTTTTATCTTTCGTTAATTGTAAATGTTGACATTTCAGCTTCGTAAGGTATCATACCTAACAAGCCATCTCTATTTTTCTCTATATGAACAGCCAGTAAACCTACTGGATTTTCATTGCAATATTGTTCTGTAATTCCATACAGATCATTAGGCCTTTGCAACATCATAACTACATGTGCATCTTGACCTATACTATCACCACCAAACAAATCTGTTAATAGTGGTTGATATTGAGCTTTAGCCCTGTGTTCTTGTTCTATGTTTCTGTTAAGCTGAGATAATAATATATTGATACAACCTAATTGCGATTGCATCCACATACATCCTTTACTTACATCATTTAGTTTTTGTAGTTCCATCTCTTTATTACTTAGTATTAAGCGAGAGTGGTCAAATACATTCACTACCATTGAATCAGGACGTTTATTAGCTACTTCTATATTAGCCTCTTTTATAAACTCTATATCTCTGGGAACATTATTAAAGTACACAGGATAATTCCCATATTTGAGTACTTCTTCTTTAAACTTCTCATAATCAGAACGATCTAGTTTCTTTTCAACTGATAGTAACTCACCTACTTGTTTGTTTACGCCTTTTGAACCAGCTCTAAGTATCTGCTGATAGCCGGGCATTTCAAAACTCCAATATAATATTAATAAGTTTTTACCTACGTTTCTGTCTAATAAGTCAAAGATAAGTTGGTTACTAAATGCTGATTTACCTACACCTGGACGACCTGCAATTACATACATTTTACCTGGTTGTAAACCTCCAAGTAAATTCTTATTTAATCTGTCCCATTTAGTAGGATAAACTTTACGTTTACCACTCATTCCATCTGCTACTTGGTATAAAGAAGCACTAATTGCTTTCCTAATACTTTTAAATCCTCTTTCTTTAAAGGGATCTTGTGATCCTATTGGTGTCTTGTTTTGTGTCATTATCATCTAAGTTTTCATACTTTTCCCAAGTATGGTTATTAATCCATGTTTCTAAATTCTGCATATAAGCTAAGTTAAATCTGTTAACTGTAAGTTCTGTGTTTAAACATTTCATTATATGCTGATGTTTATACAACTTAGTCCCTACAATCTTTTCATACCTACCTTTAGCTTTTAAATTGCTTTTACCGTCTGGATCCTTAGCGTGTAATATACGCACACCCCTATCTGTAGTCATTACTTTCATTGGATATGTACCTATAAGCTCAGCAAACATCTGATCAAAATTTGAAGAAAAAAGGTCAATGAACTCTTGTCTTACAAAATGTTGATCAGGTGTTTCGCCTAACTTAATGTATCCGTTTTCTTGTAACTTCTCTAAATTTGGTTTAAGATTAAGATTGTCTAAGTAAGTATAAGTTTCCTTATATATTATATAAAGATACAGATAGTCATCTGCAGACATTCCTGTCTGTGATAGTGTTTCAAAATCTATATCAACATTCATATGGCAGTAAAGGTTATAAAAAGTTCTGTTATACTTATTTTTAAATCTAAAGCAAATATAATAAAATCTATTATTATATACAAATATTTTAAATAATTATTTCCAAATAACATTGCTTAAGTTTTTTGTAGCGTTAATTAACCACTTCTCTTCTTGAGAATCAACAACATACAATATTATAATATTACCTATTTTACCCTCTTGAAATCTTACAAGACGCCCAACTCTCTGTATCATAGATAAAGATTTACTAGTAATACCACAAATTATACCCATATTTGCATTAGGAACATCGAAACCTTGGTTAAGTGCTTTAGTTGAACAAAGCACATTTATATCTCCATTTTTAAAGGATTTAATAGCTAAGTCTTTATTTTTCTTACTCTTTTTAGAATGGTAAGACATTGCATTAGGGGATATAGAATCACATAATCTGTCTGTAAAGTCATTAGCACCTCCAAATACTAGTATTTTCTTGTCTGTGTTAGCTTGGTACAAAGCTTGAAACTTAGTTATCTTATTAAAGGCAAAATCTACAATAGATTTACGTTCTCTAATACACCTATAAAACTGCGCAGCTGATTGTTTTTCTCCTGCACTTGCAAATGAATCTCCCATAATTCTACCTGCCTCGTTAAATGCATCAAAATTTCCAAGTTTATATTTCCAATAAACAAACTTATTGTTTATAGTTTTATATTCTTCTCTTTCTTCTTGAGTTAACTTTACAGGTAAACATGTAATCTTATAAGGACTAACAATACCTAGTTCAACACACTTATCTAATGTAATTGTATACACAGTTGGTGCTATATCTCCTAGTAAATCCTTATATTCCTCTTCTTCAGGTAAGGTTGCAGTCATACATAATAGCTTATCATAAACATTATGCGTAAAGAACTTACGATATTGTACAGACAAGCCTAAATGTATCTCATCACATATTACTAAATCATAATGATTACCTATTAATTTGTACGCGCTCTGATAACACAGTACTTCTATATAATCATTGGGTACTTCCCATTTATTAAACTCTTCAATAAATTGATCTTGTAATTGTACAGTAGGTACTAATATTAGTATAGAAGGTTGAGCACTCTTACTCTCTTGTGTTAATACATACTCAGCTGCAAGTACACCAACTCTAGATTTACCAAAACCAGTACCTGCAATTACAGAACCAACAAACTTTTTACGAGCCCAAGCATTTAATGCTTTGCGTTGTTCTGTATCTCTGATCTTATTTATTTGACTCACAATGCTTTCCATGTTGTAACATTTCTATTTGTATCCGCATCTTTATACACCCCACTAGCTATAACTTTCCCTAAACTAACTAATTCTGTTACTCTACCTGTAACTCTATTTATATCCCACTCTAAATGTTTAGCTATCATTCTATTAGTAGATGGTATATGAATACTATTGTTAAGATAAACTAGAGCATTATATACACTTTGTCTTCTTTTACCTAGTTTAGGTTTTAACTGTTTGAGGGAGTCAACCTGTGTTGTTCTAATTTTTTTAGCCATGTCATTACTTTTTTAATTTATACTTTTCCCAATATTCTTTGTGATAGTTCTTCCTTGAAGCTTTTTCAACTCTAGCTGCTTTAAGATAAACAGGTGCGTACTTCTTTGCAGTAAGATAGTTTACATGAACTTCAGAATCTTCTTCTGTCTCTCCACTATATTTCCACAATTGATCTGCAGTCTTTACAATAGGGCCATTATCTAATTTGTCTTGTTGTTCTTTTTCCATTTGTATGGCTACGTGATGTCTAGCCATTATATATACTCATGATTTTCATTATTTCGTATTTGGTCATCTATCTCTTGTCTTTGCCATTCTAATTGCCATAGTTTTGCAAAACGGATCAATTGTTCTTCAGTATACTCTTGTTTACCTCCTGGATCAAACACTGAATCATCTTCATGTATTCTATCTGAGTGTAAATACTCTTTTGGATCTTTTGTATTTATTCCCATAATTTATAACGCCTATATTAGTGCAAAGGTCTTTATGCTATGTTTCATATAAGTTACATTTTATCTTGTTTTGTTACATATTAGATACAATTCTGTTTTATCTCCAATAAAATGTATATTGTGTCTTGTTTTATCTCCAATAAACTGGACATTTGTAGTTCATTTTACTCCAGGGTGAGCGTGTATTAACCGTTAGTGGCATTATTGCCTAGGTGCTCACCCCTTCGTAAAATTATTTAAAAGAATAGCTAGTCAAACCCATCGCGTTCATATGACTTGGCCGGATCTACTAATCCAATACTACAGCTTTATGGCATGGAGTGCACCCATGTGTTCACTATTCTTTTTTTATAAAAAGCAGTTATTAGGATTAATACTAAAATATAAAAGCTTAATTAAATATTATTTATTTTTCCCAACAACTGCTAACTGTTACTTCAGCTTTTAACAAGCCATTAGTTACTATCTCTAATGCTGCGTCTTCCATGATTTTCTTCATAACATATGTCCATGTCTTTACATAATCATTATGACAAATAGTATCTATTTGATCATGAACAGTCATCACTAGTTTAACTGGTACACCTACAGTTTGAATATACTCACGCATTAATACTAATGCTTTCTTAGTCATGTCAGCACTAGCACCTTGGATAGGCGTATTCTTACTAGCTCTCTCAATTGTCCCAAGTTCCATTGACATTGATTTATGCTCATACATTTTAGGGTACCAATTAGTAAACCATCTCTTTCTATTATAAGGAGGAAATGTTTTAATGTACCCATACTTTTTACCGTAATTACCTAGTTTGTCTAGAAATCCTTTAATCGACGGAAAAGCTTCAAAGTATTTTTCAATAAGAAGCTTAGCATCATCAATAGTAATATTAAGGGTATCAGCAAGCTTGTTAGGGCCCATACCGTAAGCAAGACCAAAATTAATTGTTTTGACATTAGTTCTAAGTTTTTTATGTGATGGACAACTACATTTTTCTTTCTTACTTATATAAATGCAATTACTTTCACCACAGTTTAACCACTCATCACCATATACTAGTTCAGCACATGTAGAATGTAAGTCCTGTCCTTCTTCTAAAGCTTTTAACCAAACAGGATCTTTAGATCCAAAGGCAATTACATTTAACTCTTGACTTGAATAATCTGCACTTACAAAACTCCAACCATCTTCTGCTATAAAGCAGTTTCTGTACACATTGTCTGCAGGTATTTGCTGCATATTAGGTTTAGAGGAGCTAACACGTCCTGTATCTAGTATTTGATGAAAATTAGTATGTATTTTATTATCACCAGCTAAGTTTTTAAAGAATGCATCACCATATGATGTGCATAATTTCATAGCCTCCTTATATTTTACATATTTATCAATAATAGGAAACTTAAATCTATACTTGTACATTTGTTTACCATTAACGTTATCAAGTTCAGGTACAAGACAATTAAATACTGCTAACACCTGTTTAGGTGATGTCCATTTTATATCTATATCTCTGATTTCTTCAACTGGTGTAAACATGTCTGTTTGTACATATGTAGACACAAAATGTTTAACTCTATGGTCATCTCTAATCATATTATCTAGTGATTCCCCTAAAGTATCAGCATTTTTACTATTTATATCTTCTAGTTTTGACCACTTTTCTACATCTAAGCTTAAGCCGTTGTATTCTATGTCTGCAAATGCTAGTACTGCATCGTTCTCAAGTTTAACGGTATTGTTAAGCCTATTTTTATCTATGTTTGGTAACTGATGTGTACGTATTTTTATTAAATACTCTACATCTTTTGCCCCATAAATTATTTGAGGAGTAGTAAATGGTTGTCCACTTAAACCTATAAATTGATTACGCACATCTTTATTGATGTCTACATTTAAATATCTCTTGCACACATCTTTAAGACCATAACCATAGTTATCTTTACCACAATTAAGTACACGTTCTGTTAAGAATGTATCGTAAACATTTTCACACGAGATATTAGACCATTTCTTTATAAATTTGTAATCAAATTTAGCGTTGTGGAATATCTTTGTGATTGTGTTATTTTCAAGTACTTTACGTAGTGGTTCAATGTCTACAATTCTTGTATCAATAACAAATTGTTTCTCGTTGTCTCCAATTTGAAGCATAATCATTTTCTTACAAGTAAAGTCTAAGCCTTCAGTTTCTGTATCAACACCTAAGACTGTTTTAGTACTACAATACTTAACCACATCATCAATTGTTCCCAACTGATAATCTGATGAAGGTAAATGTAGATCAACAAACTCCATGTGTGTTGAACCATCTACTAAGTAAATCATTGCTCTAAGTATTGTTGTTCTGATGCTTGATCTGCTAATCTCTCTGCTTGTTCATCAATATGTACTTGATATTTTTCATCAGCCTGTTTTAATAGTTTGAGGACAGCACGTGCTCTTTTCATATCTAACCATTTATCAGCATAAGTAAATCCTACTGAATTGTTAGCTAGATTTTTATAATATACTTCCATATACTCTTTCAGTCTTCCATCTTGGGCTAGACTGTATACCCATTTCATTTGTCCCATGTCTTTATTTATTTTATTAATATTATTACAACTAAGCCTAAATTTATTACGATAGATATTATATTTACATATTGTAATCTCTCATTTTTACTTTCTAAATAAGTAATTATTTGCTCTTGTCTTTTAATAGTATTTTTCATCTGTTTACTGTTTTATTACTCCTAGTTTTATCTAATTGCTCTCTTTGTTCATACTCAAGTAGTTTTGACTCTAGTTTACTAGTACATTCATTAACCATCATATAAGCACCTGAAAGTACACCTAACATATATCCTAATACGATACATATTATTATTATTACTGTTCCCATGTTTTATTTATTTTAAATTAATTATTGATTATATTCTGAAATAATATTATGCTCTTTTATTCCACTGTGTTGTGACCTAACTACAACAGATGCTGATTGCATACCAAACTGAAGTTGAAATCCAATGTCATCTGTAATTATCTTTGGTATTTTGAACTCTTTGTGTACTCTTTCTCTCATTACTTTCTTACCTTGAAGGGTAATTTCTTCTAATATCACCGTCCTCTTTATAATTGAGGTTGTGCTTATTCTTTTATCTGTAGCCATAGTTCGTGATTGTTTTATCTTTTGGGTTATAATTACTTGTTGCAGTTCGTGATTGTTTTATCATTGAGTTAATAAGAAAAAAAAGAGAACAACCCGGATGGTTTGGGCTATTCTCTCTTTTAATTAATTAACTACTATATCATTGAAACTTCTTTAGCCTTTTTAGTGACATCACTAGTTGCAGTTACTTTATTGTGTGCAATTAAGATGTGACTGTCTATATTACCTACTTCAGAACTATAAATCATTCTATGCTCTGAATAAATAGGCATTCCGTCTTTATGCAAGATTTCTCCTGTTGACGGATTTATCTTAGGCTTATTATTATCAACAGTATTTTGCTTAGGTGTTATAGTTTCTACTAATTTAACTCTAAGGCGTTTACCACTTGATGGACTATCTTCTGCTAGATTAACAGGGTTTAAGATATTTAAAGTAAGTTGAGACTTTACTTTACCTGACTTTGTTGTAACATCAGTAAAATCAGCATTCTCAATATCTACATCCATACCTAAGGTAGTCTTAAAGAAACCTGCAGTACATCCATTGTAGATGTAAGTTAAACTTCCTGTACTTCCAAATCTATCATCGCCTACATTCATATCATTAACTACATCATCTTCTATTAAAGCATTAGGACGAATAAGTTTTTCTACAAATATTGCTTGATATTTACCCTCAACTTGAGTTTTTTGTACTCCAAGTAAGAGTGTGTCGTTTATTTTTAGAGTGGATAAACTTCCACTATTAGTTACATTTGCCATTTTATTTAATTGGTTTTAAATGGATTATTGTGATGATTTCAAAAAGGTATATCATCAACCTTGTGTTTATTGTGTTAGCATTGCTAAGTATAGAAAGTGTTTTTGATTGTGATGAACACAAGCATTATCCCCAAGTTATTGTATTATCTACAATTTCTAATTCTTTCTTTACTCTTTCTATTACTCTGTTCCTTAGATTTTCATCTTCATTACAAGTATGTGTGCAGAATAGTTTGTATCTCTTTAATTCTTCTTTTAGTTCATAGATAGTATCTTGGTTATCTTGTAACATTCCTGCTATCTCAAATTGTGAGTCTTTCATTTTAATGTTTTAGTTTAGTGAATATTTTATGTTATAAAAGACTATATCACATCTTATAACTCTATCAAAGTAGGTTATAACGGACGGATTTGTTAGTCTTTTTATATTACTTCTTCTATAGTTTCCATATACTCATCTCCTTCATCTGGACTAAACATAATATGGTTGCAGTCAAGTGTTTTGTTAGCATACTCTAATTCTTTTTTAACTTTTTCAAGTTCTACTAATGTAGATATTAGATATTCTTTTATTGCATCAAAGTTATTTTGTGTAAAGTCTAGTGATTTAGCAAACATTACTGTTTCAATGTGATTTGACATATCTTTACATTTTTTAAATTAATAAATAAAATAATAGGTTACACCACACCTAGGTTTGTGATGTATTCGCACTAGTGTTAACCCTAGTCTTATACCAGGTTATCACAAAGCATTATTGCTTGTGACCGGCTGTTAAGTACCTATTATTTATATAACAAGTGGAACTTGCTATTTTTGTAGAGAACAAGAGTACAGTGGCTTATACTTACGCACTCTTGTTGACTACTATATTTCTTATTCTAGTTCTACTGCTCTATCTAAACCATTCACATGAAAATCAATACTCTCACACAAGTCTGCTGTTTCTTGTTTAATAGCCTGTGTTTGAGATGAACTCATTACATCTCCATAACCTATTGATTTTATTAAAGCCTCTAGTACTGTTCTGGTTAATGAGTTAGCACTATTTAGTTTCCTTTCTAAAGATAGTATTGCTATTTCTCTATTTTTTAATACTTTCTTTGCTTTTGTTAATGTTTCCATGATTTTAACTGATTTTAATTAATAAATTGTTTGTGTCTACTCATCATATATCATCTACGAGTTAACACTTCTTTTAATACTTCTACTTGC